AGATATGTGGGAGGGTGTGTTAGAAGCGTTTCTTAAATCTGGACAGGGAGAAAAAGAGGCCATTAGAAATTGTAGGATGGCTAGGATATTAAGGGACGGAGAGTACCATCAAGATAAACAGGAGGTAGTACTATGGACACCACAAGGAGAGAACGAAATATTTAAGGGAGAGAAGTATGAGTAACTATGATCTAGATGAGATAGAGAGAAAGAAATCTCAGAAACAGAAAAAACAATGGAGAGAGTACGTGGATAAAAGTTTAGAACATCCTTTAGATAATAGATACAGTTCTCAAGAAGGGTTCGGAAGAGATGATCAGAATAATATAAAAAACATCCTTAGACGTGGCCCTTCTAAGTCTTGCCAGCAATGGGATGCACAAACTCAAAGCTATGTAACTGTAGTGAAAGATCATATAGAAGCAGAGAATGAGAAGATGACACTTGATCCAGTAGGGTATGAGTTATATAATGCTCCTGAAAATATACTTCCACCAGGAAATAAAGATAGATTAGAAAAGAATAATGAAGATTTAATTAAAAAACCTAATCACTATGAAGGGTTTGGAATCTCTCCTCTTAAATATATTACAGCTAATGAATTGGATTTTATAGAGGGAAATATTATTAAATATGTTTCTCGTTATCAATCCAAAGGAGGAGTGAATGATTTGTTAAAAGCTCAAACTTATTTAGAAAAATTAATTGAAAGAGAGAGAGAAAAAAATGATTGAATTACCTACACAATATCAACAGTATATACACTTGTCTAGGTATTCTCGATGGGATTATACAAAAAGTAGAAGGGAAACATGGAAGGAAACAGTAGATAGATATTTTAATTTCTTTGTATCTCATTTAAAATATCAATGTGCATACTCTGTTCCGTCCAATGTAATAAAAGAAATGAAAAATGCAGTTTATTCCCTGCAAATTATGCCGTCAATGAGGTGCTTAATGACCGCAGGAGAAGCACTAGAAAAAGAAAACATAGCTGGATATAACTGTGCGTATGTTCATATTGATTCTCCTCGTTCCTTTGATGAGATACTATACGTTCTAATGAATGGAACAGGAGTAGGTTTCTCAGTTGAATCTAAACATATTGAAAAATTACCCACAGTACAAGATGAAATGCATCCTACCGACACACGTATACAGGTGCGTGACTCTAAGTTAGGTTGGGCGAAAGCATATAGAGAATTGATTAGTCTATTATACGTAGGAGTTATACCAGAATGGGATCTCTCAAAGGTAAGACCTGCGGGTTCACCTCTAAAAACCTTTGGTGGTAGAGCAAGTGGACCTGAACCATTAGATAATCTATTCAAATTTACAGTTGAAAGTTTTCAAAAAGCAGGAGGACGTAAACTTAAACCAATAGAATGCCACGACATAGTATGTAAGATAGCAGAAATAGTAGTAGTAGGTGGTGTAAGAAGGAGTGCTCTGATTAGTTTATCAGATCTTGGTGATGATCAGATGAGAACAGCTAAGTCAGGTCGTTGGTGGGAGGAGTATCCTCAAAGAGCTTTAGCAAATAACTCATCTAATTACCATCATAAACCTGACGTTGGTACATTTCTACGTGAGTGGACAGCCTTATATGATAGTAAAAGTGGTGAACGTGGCATCTTTTCTTCTACTAATGCAAAGAAAAAAAGTCTTGAGTTGGGGGATAGAAGAGAAGTAAGGGATGACTATGGTACTAACCCCTGCTCAGAGATAATATTGCGATCACAAGAGTTCTGCAATCTTTCTGAAGTAGTTGTACGATCTGAAGATAAATCAGATGATCTAATAAGGAAAGTTAAATTAGCTACCATTCTAGGAACATGGCAGAGTACATTAACTAAATTTAGATATTTAAGAAGTGATTGGAAGACTAATTGTGAGGAAGAAAGGCTACTAGGTGTATCTTTAACAGGTATTATGGATAACAACCGACTCAATGGAGTTATAGATTCTAGTAATCTTCCAACATTATTAGATTCTTTAAAGAAAGAATGTATAAATACTAATAAAGAGTGGAGTAAGAAATTAAATATCAATCCTTCAAGTGCAATTACATGTGTTAAACCTTCTGGTACAGTTTCACAATTAGTAGATAGTGCAAGTGGTATACATGCAAGACATTCTCCATACTATATACGTACAGTTAGATCAGATATTAGTGATCCATTAGGAAAGTATATGGTAGAGGCAGGAGTACCCTCAGAACCAGACATCACTAACCCTAGTAATGTGTTAGTATTTTCATTCCCTATCAAGTCTCCTAAAAAATCTATCACAAGAAATCAATTATCAGCAGTTGAACAGTTACAATTATGGGGAGTATACGCTCAGTATTGGTGTGAACATAAACCATCATGTACAATTTCAGTTAAAGAAAGTGAGTGGCCTGAAGTTGGTGCATTTGTATTCGATAATTTTGATACTATATCTGGAATATCCTTTCTCCCTTACTCAGATCATGTATACCAACAAGCACCCTATCAAGAATGTAGTGAAAAAGAATATAAAGATTTATTAAAAAGAATTCCGAACTTGGAATGGTCAATTTTAAGTGACTATGAAAAAATAGATCTTACTATTTCTTCACAAGAACTAGCATGTACTGGAAATACTTGTGAAATTCTTTAAAAACAACCTTTATAGAGATAATTTATTATGTTACATGGGAAAATAGGTAGTTATGGTATAACTCTAGAACTTTTAAATTGGTTAAGAGAAGGTTTCCCTGATAAAATACCCTCACAACTATCTACGAGTATAGAACAACTAAGGTTTCTTCAAGGTCAACAGAAAATTATTGAAGTATTAGAAAGTGAATACAATATGAGTACCCAAGAAAGTGAAAGCTCAGAGACTACAATTAACATTTTAACTTCCCCACAAAAATAATGAGTTGGTTTACTAAAAAACTTAGACAGCATGTTCCTCAAACCAGAGGAAAATCTTATAATATAACTACTGGAATTAACAAACTTACTGAAACTGCGTCCAGTGTATTTGATAAGAAACATAGGGAAAATTTAACTGCTGGTATAGATGTTCTTTCTAGTGGTATTACTCAAACAGGAAATATTTTCTCTTCTCTCACTACAGAGGAGGGAAATTTGTTTACACGTACAGATCAGTTTCTTCATACCATGAAAGATTTACCATTCATGTTTGGGGATAAAGCTCTTGATCGTATGATTTCAGATAAGTATCAAGATGTATTTAAGGGAACTCCCAACATAGGTATACCTAATATACCCATGCCCGGACATGGGGCAATTAAATACTTGAATGATAGGACACAACAATTAAGATATGTCCAGAATAAGGCTGAAATGTTAAATGCCTATGGGAATGATGTCATAATGAAAGGCGGTAGATTTGGTGGAGATATAGTTGAAAGATATAAAGGTAATCCGGCACTTCTATTAGCAGGTCCGGCTGGACTTATGTTTGCTGCGTTACAGACTGCCTCTCATGATTATATGAAAAATAGGGACAACAAGAGGAGAGCAGAAGAAGATAAAAATAAAACCACAGAAAAGTCCAAACCTAAATCGGGAAGAATAGTGAAAGGTTCAGGTAGTTTGTTAGGAAAGTCGGCAAGATTCTCAATGGCTAAGAGTGGAAGAAATCAAGGAAGAGCATCATTAAAGATTGGTAGAACAGGTACAGGTAAGGGACAAGGTGCTAGTTATTTTAAGAGCTATAAATCAGGACGGAGATCCGAATAACATATAATAAAAAGGAAGGGAATATTTATGTTAAAATTGATAACTCAAAAAAAGATTAAAGAAAACTGGAAAATATATAAGCCACATATTGAAACTGCAATGAATTCTACGGAAGGTGGGAATATTATTTTCAGTAATAGTGACTCAGATATTTATAAGGATATTTTTGGTAGATTGATGAATCCCTTTAATCAAAGTATGCACCTTTGGAGTGAAGGAGAAGAAGATTATATTGTATTGACTCAGTTACAGGTATGTGAGTTTACAGAGAAACAAACTTTAGTACTCCTTTCTTCTACTCGTACTAAAGATATAGACAAAGACCTCTTAGATGAGAGATACTATGAAGCCTACAAATCTATCTCAGAGTTTGCAAGAGATAATAATTGTGTAGGAATGTATTGTTATAGTGATTTAGATTACTTTGCAGAGATGGCAAAGACAACAAAAGAATGGACTAATGTTATTACTCGTTACCAGTTCTATTTCCCTTTAGATTAAAATGAAAATTTATACAAGAATAAATTATGAGTGGCTAGACAATAGATTAGTAGAAACAGATTCTAAGTCTTTTGAGTATGTAGGTGAGCTTACTCTATGTGGTCCTGGTGGAGGAGGTGGAGGCACTTTAGCAAAAGTAGTTACTAAAGTAGCAGAAACAACCACAGCCGCTACTGAGACTGCTAGTGATATAGGTACTACTGTTGTAGATACTGCTACCGCAACTGCTGAAGCTGCTGCTGCTGAGACTGCAAGAATAGCTCAAGCCGCTGAAGATGAAGCTGCCGCTGCGACTGCCGCTGCTGCCGAGCTTGCTGAAGCTGCTGCCGCTGAGACTGCACGGGTTACTGCTGCTACTCAAGCTGCTGCTGATAAAGCCGCCGCTGATCTCAAAGCTGAGACAGATCGTGCAACTGCTGCTGCTAAAGTTGCTGCGGATAAGTTAGCGGTAGATTCAAAAGCTGCTGCTGATAAGTTAGCCGCAGATTCAAAAGCTGCTGCGGATGCTGCTGCTGATGCTACACAGACTAATCTAGAAACTGGATATGACGCTACAAGAGATGCTCTTCATGCTACTGCCGATGCTGCACACGTAAATCTAGAAACTGGAGCCAACGCCACAAAAGAGGCTCTCGCTGCTGCTGCGGAGGCCACAAAGACTAATCTTGAATATGGAGCAGGATATGTTGAAGATTTTAGAGATAAAGTACTTGACCAATTTAACAATAACCCATTGGAACAGATAATGGGAGTGTTTGATGATACTCTTAGTGTAACAGATGAACCAGAGGAAGAAAGAATACATTCAGATCAGGATACATTTGCTAAAGGTAACATAGGGAAGAAGAAAAAAAACAATCCTTTCTTAGCTATAAGTAAAGGAAAGAAATCTGCTAGAGGGTCTACCAAATTCAAGAAGTCACCTTCTGCTACCTCTAGTCTTAGAATTTAACAAACTATGGAATATATTAATGTAGATAATAATAATGAGGAAAACGACTTAGGTTATGCTCAAGGAATGTATGCAAGTCTAAAAGGAGAAAGAGAACCTTTCTTAGATAGAGCAAGATCATCCTCAGAACTCACAATACCTTCACTTTTAGTGAACGAAGGACACTCTAGTTCCTCTATTTTACCTACTCCATTTCAATCTATAGGAGCAGAGGGAGTTAATAATTTATCTAGTAAATTACTCCTATCTCTTATTCCACCTAATACACCTTTTTTTAGATTAGTAATAGATGATGCCGAGTTAGAAAATCTATTAGCCGATCAAAGAGGGGAAGCAGAAGAAGCCCTATCTAGGATAGAACGAATGGTAGCTCAAGAAATTGAGGTACGTGCATTACGTGTTCCTATTTCTGAGGCATTAAAGCATTTAATAGTGGCAGGTAATGTCTTAGTGTATCTACCAGAAAAAGAACAGATGAGAGTTTTTAAACTGGATAGATATGTTGTTAAAAGAGATTCGATGGGTAATGTATTAAAGATAATTGTTAAAGAAACAATGTCTCCATTATCCTTACCGGATAAGGCTAAATATTTAGTAGCTGAAATAGATGAAGATGAAGTACCAAAAACAAGTATTGATCTTTTCACCTGTGTTAAATGGACAGGTAAGAATTGGAAAATACATCAAGAGGTAGAAGGTAAAGTTATACCAGGAAGTGAGGGATCATTTCCAAAAAATAAAAATCCATTCATTGCTCTAAGATTTACACATATAGATGGTGAAGATTATGGTAGAGGATTTGTAGAAGAATACATTGGAGATCTAAAATCATTAGAAACATTAACTAAGGCTATTGTAGAAGGTAGTGCGGCTGCTGCTAAGATACTATTCTTGGTACGTCCAAATGGAACTACAAGAATTAAGACACTTGCTGACTCACCTAATGGTGCTATAGTAAGTGGAGATAGTCAAGATGTTTCTACACTTCAATTACAAAAATCTGCTGACTTTAGAGTTGCTCAAGATACAATAAGAGTTTTATCTGAAAGATTAGGACGAGTATTTCTTATGAATTCTTCAGTCCGTAGGGATGCTGAGAGAGTGACAGCAGAAGAAATAAGAATTGCGTATCAAGAATTGGAAATAGCATTAGGTGGAGTTTACTCGATCCTATCTCAAGAATTCCAGTTACCATTGGTACAGCTTATTATGAATAAAATGAAGAGAGAAAAGAAACTTCCACCATTTCCTGATGATGCCTTAAAGCCTATGGTAATCACAGGAGTAGAGGCTTTAGGAAGAGGTCAAGACTTAAATGAACTGGCAGGATTTCTACAACATTTAGGTGCTCTTGGTCCTGAAGTACTTATGCAAGAGTTAAATGTTACCGAGTATATTACTCGTTTAGCGGCTTCACTTGGGATTGATTC